AGGGTATCGGTCCTGTTGCTGATGGTGGTAGATATGGTCAAGTTTTAGAAAATATCCAAGAATCTAAAAAACGAACCGAAGAATTTAAAAAACAAAGAGAAGAACCAGGTGGACTTCTTGGATTTTTAAATAATATATTCAAATCAAACGGTGGAAAAATTCCACAAGCAGCACAAGGAGGATGGATTAGTGGACCACAATCGGGATATCCCGTATCACTGGACGGGGGGAGATCAACCTCGTTCATCGGACATGGAACTGAGTATGTTGCTAGAAAGGCAAATGGGGGAGCTTTCGTCGTTCCTTTTAATACTCCTGGAACAAAAACGCAACCTCACTTAACACAAAAAAGAATTGGTGAAGCAAAGAGTTTAGGATTCAATGTTCCTGGTTTTGCAAATGGTGGCATTGTTGGAACTAAAGAAGAGAAGTGGCAGCAAGTTGTTGATATGGCAGCAAAAGCAGGTGCTAAATATCCCAACTTAGTTGCTGCTCAGTTTGCACTAGAATCTGCATGGGGTACAGCATTATCAGCAAATAATAATTTCTTTGGTATTAAAGCAACTGCTAATGAATCTGCAACTACATCTGCCACTCATGAAGTTTATGGTGGTAAGACTGTCTACATTGATGCAAGATTCAAAAACTTTGCAACACCTCAAGATGCTATTAATCATCTTGTAACACAATGGTATAAAGATTACCGAGGATATAAGGGTGTTAATAACGCACCAGATAAGTTTGCTGCTGCACAGATGTTGAAATCTGAGGGGTATGCAACAGATCCAGTATATGCAGAATCTCTTAGTAGATTAATGCGAGAGTATTCTGGAATTAGAGCAAGTAATAATACGTCACCGACAGCATCTCCAACAGGCAGTGGTAGTACAAGTCCTGAACCTGCACAACAATCTGGTGGACTTGGTTCTACCATCCAAAATCTTCTAGGTATGGGAGAATCCAAACCAAAACCAATGAATGAAAGTGCGCCAAAACCAGAAGAAAAAAAAGATAAAGGCAATTGGTTCCAGCAGTTTTGGAGAGGTCTTACTGGCAATGAATTTGGTAGCACTTCTACCAGTCCGTCTCCTTTAGAATCCAATCAGTCTACACTCAAACAAGATCAGGAAAGACGAGAAAGGGAAGAGAAAGAAGATGATGTAGCAAGCGTATCCGATAATATTTTAACATTAGGCAATCTTATGCCAAAAGGTGCTTCTGATGCTAGAAGTATTGAGGAGATTATGGGTGTTGATCGAAAATCGATGGTCAATGAACGAAAAGAAAAACGAGATTTAAAGAAGGCAACTGAGCAAAGAAATAAAGCTAAAAAGAAAGTGAGAGACAAGAGCCAAGATATGATAAAAACTGCCATAACTGCAATTGCAGAACAAAATGGTTTAAATAGTCAAGCAATTGCGGCAGCACAACAAGCTGTACAGTTGGCAATGGGTAATTCTGGTAATTCAACTCCACAACCTGTGGGTGGTGGATCTGCTAGAAACAGATCGGTTGCTTCTAGATTACAATCTTCTCTCAATCTTCTCGGCGGTATATTACGATGACATTAAAAAGAAATCAAACAGGGGAAGTTGAAGTAACTGTAAATCTCTTCCGTAATGGACAGAAACTTACTAATGAAGAAGGTTCGGATAATATTTACGATTTTGTGAGTGGTATTGAGATCTATGAAAGTATTACATCATCAACATTAGAAGCACAGTTTATTATTAACGATAGTGCAGGTTTCCTGGGTGCTATGACTGGTTCTGAGCAATTCAGAGTCAAAATTAGAGGTAGTATTATTGATAAAACGTATTATTTTAGGGCATATAATATCGAGAATAGATCAAGATTCAACACATCTGATGTGTTTATGGTTAACTGTGTATCTGATGAATTTTTTCAAAATGAAATCAAAAATGTATTTGGTAATAGTGAGGTTGTTTTTAAATCAACAGAGTCTTCTGAAATTGTAAAACAACTTTTGCGTACAGATAATAGATTCATAAACACCAATAAGAATGTATTCATTGAAGAGACTATAAACAAACAACAATTCATTGTACCTAATTGGAGACCTTTTGATACAATCTACTGGATTGCACAGAGATCTGTTCGCAAAGCAAAAAAAGGTGGAACTTTGCAGAATGGATTTGTTTTTTATGAAAACTCATTAGGATACCATTTTAAATCCATTGATAAACTTATTGATAATGTAAACAATCAAACTGAATCAAAGACTAATTTTACCACAGGTGATACTAGATTGTACACCTATGTGTACTCTGCAAAAAAATCTGGTAATGATGCAGCAGATCAATTTAAAATTGAAACTTTAATTTTCCCAGATGAAAGAGACTTTCTGTCGGGTCTTCGTAATGGTAGTTGGGCAGGATTTAGTATTGGTTTTGATCCTGTAACAGTAACACAATCAAAAATGGGTTTGAGCACCGACATGTCTGTTGATGCATATCGTTACAATGTTAGTGATCTATGGAAAAAAATGTCTCACCTCAACGAGAAGAAGACTGTCAATCCTTTGTCTATCATGGATGAACAGGTTCAAAATGCGACACGATATCCCAGAAGGGTGAGATACACCATATTACCAAATCAAATTTTTGATCCTAAGTTTAAAGATAATCCACAAAAAAATTATGAAGAATTGGTAGAACTTCAAGCATACCAATGGATGCGAATCGAATCATTTAAGAATATTAAATTGCAAGTTCAAGTTCCTGGCAATTTAGATCTATATGCTGGATCTGGAATGAATGTAGTTATTCCATCTACATTTAAGGCAAATACAACAACACAAGTTGACAGAAAGTATAGTGGTAGATACGTAATCAGTGGGTTGACGCACAAAATTGTCGGCACTAGGATGGTGACAGAAGCACTACTGTTGAAAGATTCGATACAGAGAGCTTCTACTTAATTTCCATAAATATTATTGTATTAGGAGGTACTATGGAAAGTATCGAACAGCATATCGAGAAGGACAAGAATATCCTTCAAGATCCAACCGTTTCCCCTCAGATGCGTCGTCATATCGAAGGCGAACTACATGAATTAGAAGAATATGTAGAGCATCATAAAGCAGAAATTGAAGCAGGCGATCATCACGATCCATCATACTTAGAACTATTTTGTGATCAGAACCCATCTGAACCCGAGTGTTTAATCTACGACGATTGACTTGACAGGATATCAATTTGACTTTAGAATAACCATGTGAGGGGTTCAGAAAATAATATGAGGTTTGAAGATTATATTTTAGGCCATTGGACAAATAGATCACAAGCACAGTCAGACCCAACAAACTGGGTTTCTGTGGAGATTATCTGGAAACGTCACGATGATGGTTTTCAGTCAATTAATTTCAAACGATGTGATGGACCTGACTCACCCTATCGTCAGAAGAATCATAAGATCGTTGAAGTGTCTGATACAGAAGTGATAGTAGAAAACTATCATTTAGACTGGACAAGACACGAAGATTGTGATATGATCTTTAAGTTCGATGGCAATGGTTGGCATGGTCAACTTGCTGGAGATAAATGTAGAGGTTATCGAGGAGATAAAGTAATCTCTGAGATTCATGTCTACAAAAACAAACTACATACTTGTGACCAGGGTCGAAACCTGGAAACAGGTGAACTTATGTGGGGTAGTACAGAATTGTATCGCTTCACTAAGAAGGGCGAATAGCTCAGCGGTAGAGCTACTCGTTTACACCGAGTCGGTCGGGGGTTCGATCCCCTCTTCGCCCATTATATGAGGTTATATGAAATTTCCTATATTTGAAGTTCCTTTACTGCATTATTCAATTAGAGACTGGAAAAATCGTAAGCAATCTTTAGTTGACAAACTTCCTAATGGAGAGTATACTGACTTCATGTCTTATAAAAGAGACATTGAGGTTCCTCCTTATTTGGATGAACTGAGTGATTGTGTAAGTGAAGAAGTTGCAGACTTTCAACAATCTTATCCATGTCCAGTAGTTATCTCAAACGCCTGGTGTGAGAGAGCACGAAAATATGATTATCACCCCGTTCATCAACATGGTGCAGTAGGATTTTCAGCAGTATTGTATGTTGAATTTGATTCAAGTGTACATGAAGCAACGAAGTTCTACTCGCCATTTAATGATCCTGCAACTGGTGATCTAATGGAATATCAACCTTTTGTGAAAGAAGGGGATTTAGTTATCTTCCCTTCTTATCTTCTTCATGAAGGTCCAATGAATAAAAGTAATAAAGAAAGGGTGATCGTGTCTTTTAATATTATGGGTGAACCTGAAACTAAAGCGTATTTTTCTGGAGCAAATCGATGAAACTTAGGAATGCAATCCTCTCTGGGTTGATGTTTGGTTTGGCACATGGTATTGCAGTAAATGCAGAACCAACTAAGGGATACTACACCATGGATGCTATGGGATGTATGCTACTCAAAGAATGTACTAAGGATGTAGAGAAGATCACTTCTTCCGATGATCTTCGTGCAGCATTCCCTGATTCTGATTGGGGACCAGTTGCTGATGAGTTTGACCGAATCATGGTTGCCTTTAAGAAGATTGGAGTAGATGTGCATCTTGCCGATGAAAAGTATTTTCCAGTCGGTCATCGTGGTGTATATCACACTGTAAGTAATCACTTTTATTTGAATAAAACGTATGTGCATCGTCCTCATGTACTCATGAGTGTTGTTCGTCATGAAGGTTGGCACGCAGCACAGGATTGTATGGCAGGTTCTATCAAGAACAATATGATTGCCATTATCAAGAATGAAGAGGATGTGCCTGAGATGTGGGCAGAAATGGCACGCAGAGCATATGCTCTTATGCCCCATGCTATCCCTTGGGAGAAAGAAGCAACTTGGGCAGGTAAAACAGCAGGTATGACACAAGAAGCACTCGAATCTTGTGCTCGTGGTACTATGTGGACTGACTATGAACCTACACCGTTGACTCGGGAATGGTTGGAGGAGAATGGTTATATCAAATGATTAATATTAGCGAAAAAAGAATAACATATCCATTTTTCCATTTTACTTTAAATGAGTGGCATTGGAAAAAAATGGTAATACTAAAAAATCTCCCCAAAGAGGGATTTACTGACTATCATGATTTGGAAAAATCTGATACGAATAGTATTCCAGAATATGCTAATGTTGTTCAACAGTGTGTAGAAGAGGAAATGGAACATGTTTCTAATTCTATTGGATATCCTTCAGTTTTACTTGGAATGTGGTATGAAAGATCTTTCAGAAATGAAAGACATGGAGTTCACAATCATGGTGCTTGCGGATATTCAGCAGTCCTCTATGTAAAATTTAATCCTGAAGTTCACGAGTCTACTAGATTTTATCTACCATTTCCAGATCCCATGTCTGGTTCAATTCATAACTTTCATCCACCAGTTAAAGAAGGTGATCTGATTATATTTCCTTCGCACATGCTTCACGAAGCAGTTCCAAATAAGTCTGATGAAGAAAGATTAATTGTATCATTTAATATTATGGGTAGGCAAATGATCTATTCTAATAAAGATAGGATATGGGGGAATGATATAGAGGGGTGGCAAAGACAACGTGAACTGGATAGAAAGTACTTTGATGGTCCTGAATACTAATAAATAAAATCGTAGCACTTGTAGAAATATGCCCACTATTGATGGTATTTACAATGAACCTACAGTAAATTTCGTCGGTAAAGACGGATTTTACTGGTGGGTTGGTGAAGTAGAAGATAATGAAGACCCAATGGAATTGGGTCGAGTTAGAGTTCGTGTTCTTGGATATTACACGAATGTAAGAGGTGGAACGACAGCAGATCTGCCCACTGAAAATCTCCCGTGGGCAACAGTATTGCAGCATACCTGTCAGGCAGGTAATGACGGTCAGGGTGAAAGTTCTGGTCAATTGCAACCTGGTGCAATCGTCATGGGTTTCTTCATGGATGGTGAGAATGCTCAGATGCCGATTGTTATCGGTGTTATGAGAGTTAAGAAATCTACAGAAAGTCAGGAAGTGAAGCAGTTTGCTTTCACTGGTGAAGGCATGGAACCTGGCGTTGGTGTTAATGTTGCAACAATGGCAGTTGGTAATCCCAACTCTAGTATGGCAACTACTAAAGAAGAAGGATATTACAGAGCAAAACAAGACAACACCGTATCTTTACCAAATCAAAAGGGGGAGAATGGTTCTTCTCAAATTTCTGGTTCTGGTTCTCCTAATAATGCTGGTACTGCGATGAATGGTAGTGGTGGTAATCCCACTAAACCCAGACAATCAGAGAAACCTATTCCTGCTGCTAATGGTGTTGCTGGACCTTGGAAAACGTTAGAGTATAACTTATCATATCTTCTGGAAGATCTTGCTGATCATGCAGGTTCTTTGGTTCGTGCAGAAGATGGTGACTTCATGGATATTGTTACTGGTAAATTAGTTTCAGCACAACAACTTACTGCGCGACTTCAAAATTTCTTGGGTGCTATTTTCGCCCAAGTGGTATCTGCAATGCGACAATCGCTTGCTAACCTTGCCGAAGAATTAGAACTGGTTAACATTCTCGGTGGTGCGACTGGAATGCCATTTGTCGTCTTTACTGCTATTCAAGCTGCAGTTTCTACAATTTTAAGTTCACTTTGTGGTATTGACTCTGAACTATTAAAGTTCATTGAAAAACCTATTGGAACTATTTTTGATTATCTTGATGATTTCCTTGATGGGGTTATCGATAAAGCAGCAATGGTTCTGCAAGGAGTACAAGCAACTATTGACAGTGTTATCTGTCAAGTTCAAGCACTTCTTGATAATGTTCTTACTATTGTTGATACTGTGTCTGGATTGGTTGAGGGTATTGGTCAAGCACAAGAAATTATTGAAGCATGGAAAGCAGGTAGTGAAGTCTTTGAAGCAGGAACTGATCTTATTCAAAAAGGTATCACCAGTATTACTGGTCTAATTGCACTATTCATTAAGTTTGTTGGTAGTGGTTGTGAACGTTCTGCTGATGGTGGTAAGGATACTGTGGGTTGGTATCCTCTTTTCGGTGTAACTCATTGTACTCCAGAAGAACTTGAAGAAATTAACAAGATTCGAGGACAGAGTAGAGGTAGTTGTGGTGGTGATGCAGGATCTGGTGGTCTGTTTGATAATATCTTTAATGAAGCAGATCCTTATCTGACTGCTGCTAAAACTTGGTTGGATGGTTCTTATGATATGTTTGTCGGCACTCCTGGTCGTCAAGCAAGTGTGAAGCGAAGTGCTAGTGGAACAACAACGACATCTGTTAAATTAAATCAGAACGAGTATGCTAAGTACAATGCTCGTAAAGAAATCAGGAAACAAAATCCTGATATGGATACAGAGGAACTTGAAAAACAAGTAGAAGCATCGGTAAAATCAAGCAATAGTGGTAAAGGTGACAATGGATGTTTGATTGCCGATCATACATCATATGCTGGTAATCATACTGAGGAAGTTCATGGTGATGATTGTAGGCAGGTTGATGGTGATGGAGTTATTAACATTGATGGTGATTATCGATTAAAGATTACTGGTGATTGTCACATTGAAGTTGGTGGTGGTTTCTTCCTTGGTGCTGAAGGTTCGCCTAAAGTTGTAGATAGTCAGGGTGAACCTAAGAGTGAGAAGATCCAAAAACATACTATTCGTTTTGGATCTGACGTTGATATCAACACTGTTGGTGCTAAGTTTGAGGTTCAAGGTGCTGAATTTAATGTAGGATCTCTCTCCACTAAAATTACCAGTAGCACCTTTGAGGCTAGTGGTGGTCAAGGATCTATTTCATATGGTGAATTAATTCTCAGTGGTGATAACTCCGTTGAAATTGTTACACCGCACTTGGTTGAGATGATTAACTCTCCACCATCACCTCTCCCATTAGCACTTACTGGTATTCGTAGAACTGTTGGTGGATCTGTAGAAACAGTCATGACACCTGGTTTATCTGCTGATGCTATCCCTAGGTATACTATTGTCAATCCACTTGGACCATATTCATTGACTTGTGGTACAACAGGATATAACTGTAATGTCAAAGAGGGATTATTTAATGTCAATGTTGGAGCAGGTGCAGTTATGATTAACGCTGCAACCGCAGCATCAATTATTTGTGGAACTGGTATGCTTTTAGAGGCAGGCGCGGCATGTCTGATTATGGGAGAGACCGTCTTTATCAACTGATCCCTTGACAGGGGTGCCTCTCTCTGCTATACTACATAGGTAGTCAGGAGTTCGCATGAGCACCAATCTTGCACATGTCTTTGTCAATTTTTCAAAGCGGTCAATCAACATCGTGGATGATGAGGGGTATGACAAGACTGTAAATTGGAAATGGGATAAAGAAGGTTCTGAAGGGTTTACTGAAACTGTAAGTGAACTTGAAGATATTCTTGATCCTGATATGGTAACCTATTGCTTTGCTGTTAAATGATTGGACCGATTAGCATTACACTACGTCAAGCAGAAGATCACTTTGATTTCATTATGGATCTAACAGAATCTCAACGAGTTTGTTGGAAAATTACTCGTCCTGATGGAAAGTCTGCTATGATGGTTCCTATTAATCAAGTGTCACCTATTCCTGAGGAGATTCAAAATCAGGTAGAAGAATTTAGAGAGAAATTCTTAGAGGAATCATGAGTCACATTACTATTATAGATGATTTTTTGCCATGGGATGAGTTTCGTGATTTAAGAAATATACTCTATAATGATAAGCACTTTAGTTGGGTTCATAACAGATCAGTTGCTTATGATACCGATAAAAATTCTAATTGGAACTGGTATGGAACTCATATGTTCTATGAAAACCATAAACCAGTTTCTAAGTATTATGATTTTTTAGGACCATTATTGGATTTAATGCATTTAAAATGTGGTTTACATGCATTGTATCGAATTAAAGCAAACTTTTACCCTTGGACAGAAACTTTAAAAGAGCATCCTTGGCATATAGATTATAATTTTCCACACAAAGGAGCATTACTTTCTATGAATACTTGTGATGGATATACTGCTTTTGAAGATGGAACAAAAGTAGAAAGCGTTCAAAATCGTATGCTATTATTTGATCCCACAGTCAAACATCATTCTACAACTACAACAGATGCAAAAGGTAGATACAATATCAATTTCAATTACTTATGAGACCCGAAACACGTGAAGCAATGGAAATGCTGTTTTCCGCAAAGTGGAACTTGCCAAAAGCAGCAAAACATGCTAATCTTACTAACAAGGAAATGAAAATCACTTTCAATGAATACTGTGTTTTTCATCCTCCTACTTGGACTGGGAGTGTGGTGGAATCGGTAGACACACCAGACTTAAAATCTGTTGACCGTTAAGGTCGTGGGGGTTCAAGTCCCCCCACTCCTATAGTCTCGGGATGACTCTAAAAGCGCACTGGTCGGGAATTCCCTTCTTTGAACCTTCTACATATTATGAACTCAATATCTGAATATACACCTGGGGGACTTCCTGTTTCTCCAGTAAACATTCTGAGATTGATTAGTGAATTAGAAGGTTCTTCTCAACTTTTAAAATA